ACTTCGAGGAGAAGTATGGAGAGAGTACTAAGTATGACTTAGACTATGGTAAATTATTAATAATAGCACTATGTATTTACATAGCATTGGAGGTATAATATGACTAAAAAGAAAATAGTATTTAAAGAGATAAATAAAATTTTAAACTTGACACAGCAACAGTCAAGACAAATATTACAAATGTTAGAAGACTTACGTAGTATCAATGCAAACACAGATGAAAAAGTTCCACTAGATTACGAACAGATATGTAAGCTAGATGGAATGGAGTTTCAACTTGCTAATATTGTAGGTGCTAAAGTTGAGTGTGAACATGGACACTATACAAGATGGAGTGGAGCATATGAGTACAAGTGAGTGGAAATATGTTAGGACTAATTCTAAAGGTAAAAAAATATATAGAAGGGATACAAATGAATCCTTAGAATTTGTTTTAGACTACTTAAAAAAACAAGAGTTGCGATATAAAATATGTATGTCAGCAAGTTTTATTTACATATCTAACATAGCAAATATACAGTATCTATATTATTGGACTACAGGAAGATGGTGTGTAAGGCAACCTCATATAACTTTTTATACAAGACACGAACATAGTAAAGGCATAGAAGATTTTGTCACTAATCATCTTCATGCTGACACACCTACCCAAATAGCACACAAGTTTGAGGATTTACACCTAGCTTGTTTCAGTTATCCTAACTGCGACTTAGCACCAAATGGCTGTGTTATTCGCATGGGTGGTGATGTAGAACCATATGGACATAGGGATTAATTATGACAATACTAACAGTTAAAAAACTAATAGACGAGTACTATTTATCTAGTGATTTCAATATGTTAGCAGATAAAACTAAAGTAGATTATAAATACTTCTTAGGTGTTATGTTAGACACATCTGTAGACACCAAAAAATTGTCAACAACTAAATTGAAAAACTTGTCAGGTGCAAAGGCAAGACGAGCCTATGAAGTGTGGCTAAAACGTGGCATCTTTATGGCTAATCACATATGTTCTGTAGCAAGAAAACTATACTCATTTGCTATGGAGATGGGATATGCTGAGTCAAATCCCTTTGCTACATTTAGACGAAAGGCAACCCAAACTAGAAAGGTTGTATGGACAAAAGAACAAGTGTGTCAATTTCTTGACTATGCTTACAGCGATTTCAAGTACAGAAATATTGGATTAATCGTACAAATGGCATATGAATGGTGTCAGAGAGTAGGAGATATGAGAACATTAGAGTTTTCGAGCATAGATTTTGATAAAAGTGTGTTAAATTTGCAACAGTCTAAGAGAAGAAGTGTAGTACACCTACCTATTTCTCTTGACTTATTGGAAATGCTTAAGCAACAGAAGGAAGAATATGATTTTCAACCCTATGTTGCACCCTATCCTACCACAATGAAGGGTAAATACTCGCCATACACTATGCAAAGGCTATCAAAAGTAGCAAGATTGGTCATAGAACAGGCAGGATTACCTAATGACCTACGTATTTCTGACCTGAGAAGGACAGGAACTACAGAAATGGTGGAAGCAGGGGTGTCTATGGGTCAGATTATGTCTGTTACAGGTCATGCTAACCCACAATCTGTTAAACCTTACATGAAAAATACGTATGCTAGTGCAGAAAGTGCATTGACAATGCGAAATAACCATGGTACAAGCAAGTAAATGCCGACAAGGAGAGTGATATATGAATATAAATACATACATTAAAGACTTAGACATAGGAATAGGTGAGAGTAAACGACTCAACTGTCCTGTATGTAATAGTTACAAGACATTTACTGTGACTAATAACATGGGTCAGATGTTATGGAACTGTTACAAGCTATCATGTCAACTGTCAGGCTCTAAACGTATGCCTTTGTCAGCTAGTGATATCAAGATGCATACACGTAATACAGAAAAGAATAATGAACCCTTCGTAATGCCTGAGTATATAGTGCCTTACGATAGGGAAAGTTTCTATGGCATAGCTAATGACAAGCTAATGTATGATGTGAAGGAACATAGAGTTGTGTTCCCTGTCATACACGAAGGCAGAGTTGTTGATGCCAATGGTAGGTCGTTAGGAAAACGAATACCTAAATGGAAACGATATGGAAAAAGTGACTTGCCTTTTGTCTCTGGACATGGTAAGGTCGCAGTAGTTGTTGAGGATTGTGTGAGTGCTTCAGTTATAGATAGTGAAGTATATGTTGGGGTAGCAGTATTGGGTACGTCATTGTCCGAATCACATAAGCAGTATCTCTCACGATTCTCAACAGCAATAATAGCACTAGACCCTGATGCTCTACCCAAGACTATGACATTTGCAAAGGAACTAAGAGCCTACGTAAATGATGTCCGAGTGCTACGTTTGAAAGATGATTTGAAATATATGAATGAAGATGATATAAGAAAATTAACTAACTTAACCCCAAAGGAGAACCAATATGGAACTATCCCTACTACGTAGCTTGATGAATCAAGAGTTTTATACCGACCATCGTGGCTCTAAATGTCCTGACAGACTATTTAGTAAAGATGCTAGGAAGTTAAAGCACACGATTGATTATGCTATGAATAAATATAAACGAGATGTAACACCTGATGAGGTGGAAGCATTGTTCATGGCGAACAATCCATCTATGACTACTGCACAGAAGCAGGGGTATAGTTCTCTGTTCAACACAGTAAAACGTGAGCAACCTATGGGTACTGACGTGGCACAGGATGTGTTGTCCAAGCTATTCCAACAGGTCATAGGAGAGGACATTGCTAATCTAGGTTTTGATTATGTCAATGGTGCAGAGAGAAGTCTCAAACCATTACGTGACTTACTAGATAAGTACAATGATAACTTCCTACCTGAAGTCAAGATAGAATGGGATGATATATCTTTCGATACCATCATGGCTAAACAATCAGTACAGATGAAGTGGACATTCAACATACCTGAGATGGCACGTAAGGTAGAAGGTGTAAATGCAGGATACCTTATTGAGATAGGAGCTAGACCTAATACAGGTAAGACTTCTTTCCATGCATCCATGTTGGTAGGACCTAATGGTATGGCTAGGCAGGGTGCTAAGTGTGTAGTGTTATGTAACGAAGAGTCGTATGACAGAGTTGCTTTCAGATATATACAAGCATCGACAGGCTTTCCTAAAGAAAAGATACAGGCTAATATACAAGAAGCTAAGAGTATCTATCAAGACATAACCAAGAACGTCAAGATTAAAGACGTAAGTGGTGAAGACATGACATGGGTAGAGACTATGTGTAAGTCAGAGAGACCTGACATAGTTGTCCTTGACATGGGAGATAAGTTTGCTAGACAAGGTAGCTATTCTAGACCTGATGAGATGCTGAAAGCCAATGCCATATATGCTAGGCAAATAGCCAAGACGTATGGCTGTGCTGTATTCTACATGTCACAGTTATCTGCTGAAGCAGAAGGTAGACAGGTTCTTAACCAAGCTATGATGGAAGGCTCACGTACAGGAAAAGCAGCTGAAGCTGACTTGATGTTACTGATAGGACAACCTGCCCAAGTAGAAGGGGTTGACGAACAGGCAACTTTAAGGCATATTAATGTTGTTAAGAATAAAGTAACAGGATGGCATGGTATGATTAATTGTAACCTTGATTATAGAATTGCAAGGTTCACAGCATAGAGGAGTAAGATATGAAACTTACATTAGATGTAGAAAATACTGTCACTAAACGTGATGGCAAGATGTATCTCGACCCATTCGAGCCTGACAATAAACTTGTCATGGTAGGATGTTTGACAGATAAAGGAGAAGAATATTTATATAGAGATAATTTCAGTGGTGTACAAGCACATTTGGATGAAGCTACTATATTAATAGGACACAACATAGCATACGATTTGATGTGGCTATGGGAGTGTGGCTTCAAGTATGATGGTCCTGTGTTCGACACAATGCTAGGCGAGTATGTTTTGCAACGTGGCAACAAGCAACCACTATCACTAGAAGCATGTGCTGAAAGGTACGAGTTAGATACTAAGAAGCAGGACACCTTGAAAGAATACTTCAAGCAGGGTGTAGGTGTTGATGAGATACCACCTGAAGAGTTATCTTCTTACCTGTCAGCAGACTTACATGCAACACAGCAGTTAGCTGAACAACTAAACAAAAGACTATTGACTACTGATTCAGCCTTGATGGAGTGTGTTGTATTAACTAACAGAGTTTGTGTTACTCTTGCTCACATATATAACACAGGCTTTGCAGTCGATGTAGCTAAGCTAGATGAAGTTAAGGTACAGTTCGAGACAGAAAAGATGGAGATAGAAAAGCGACTACAGGTTCAGATACGTAACCTAATGGGAGACACACCTATCAATCTTAATAGTCCAGAGCAAATGTCTTGGGTTATCTATAGTAGAAAGCCACACGACAAGACTATGTGGGCAAATGCTTTCACTCCTTACATGAGTAAGCAACACTTCAACGAGGTTGTATCTGATAGTTCAGATATAGTATTCAAAACAAAAGCTGTATCTTGCAGAGAGTGTAATGGTACAGGTCAGATAAGAAAGGTACGAGTAAATGGAACTCCTTACGCAAATACCACTAAGCACCTTGACTGTGGTGGCAATGGTTATACTCTTCAATCTACTGGACTAGTCGCAGGGTTGAAGTTCAAAGCACCAACGTCTAAGTGGGTATCTGCTAATGGCTTTGGTGTTTCTAAGACGAACCTAGATACATTACAAAGCATGGCTAAACGTGTCAATATGCCTGATGCTGTCAGCTTTTTGACAGATGTCAAACGTTTATCAGCTTTGGATTCATATCTAAGTTCTTTTGTAGAGGGTATTAAGGC